TATTATTTTTAGATGAAACTTCGGGGAACTATCTAAAGATTCAGGGTGTTACGTTTACCCAAGAAACAAAAAACACATTAACTGTTGATCAGTATTTTTCTAAGAATAGCAGCTTTTCTGGCCTTGAGTTTAATGGAGACAGTATTGTTACATCACCGTTAAAGTTAACAAAAGACTACGAGGATATTAAGATGAGCAGAATGACCTATGGCAAAAAAGATTTTTCTCTTGAGGCAGAATACATTCAAACACAAGACTCTGCAAATTCATTAATGAAGTGGATTATTTCAAAAATTATGAAGCCTAGAAAATCTGTAGGCGTAAAACTTTTTGCTACCCCAACATTACAGCTAGGAGATATTGTTAATATAGACTATAATGAAAAATCTATAAATAAACTAGGAGACATGTCTAATCGATATGTAGTATACAATATCCAATACAGCAAAGGCCCAGATGGTCCTGATATGACGGTATATTTAAGTGAGGTGGCATAATGACTGAGGCAACGGCTAATCTAGCGTCTAGTACCCCTTCTAAGCCTTCAGTGGCGGTAAAGGTGGCAATCCCAGAGCTAATTATTTTAGAGGATTCTCTTCCACCAAAAGAAATACAGTTCTACCTTACCTTTGAAGATATAGGTGGCCAAGAGATGATTAATATTGCTAGACATGATTTAGTCAATGGGCAAGATGTAGTCTATCAGGCAATCAAAAATTTAGCTGCCATTAACTTTCAATATAATCCTCAAAACATTCTTGCATTACAAGACGCTGACTTAACCTATTTTAAAAACTTCCCAATATCTTTTGAGAATAAGGTTCCAGATTGTGGAACTGGATACACACTATCTGGCACATCTCCAAACATAGAGCGAGTTCCCAACTGCAAGATTGTTTATCTTGAACCTGAAACTGGAAATATAATTATTAATGTCATAAACTTACAAAAAGATGAACAGGTTGAGGTTGAAATCTTAAGTTCTGGCGTGGTATTAAATGGTACAATATATGAGGCGGTGTAATTATGATAACAAATACAGGAAAAAGCATTCTGGCAAAATATTTAGTGGGACAAGCTCCCGCTTATGCTTCTTATATTGCTGTAGGTTGCGGACCAAAACCCCTCTCCTTGCTTTCATGTGATATTGTAAAAACTTCTATCACAGGAAATATAGCCACAATTACTACTGATCAGCCTCATAGATTTAACTTTAAACAAAAAATAGTAATATCAAATCCATCAAAAGGTAATATAGATCCTGTATATCTTGGTTCTCATACAGTATTGTCAGTGCCAACAACTACAACATTTACATATGCTTTAACTAACACAAATTTGACAGAAGAAGTTATTTTCCCTGTGGGCACAGTGTCAGTAGATTTTTCAAAGCAAACATCTTTAGATTTTGAAATGTTTCGTGTTCCAATTTCTTCTCGTGGCTATGCCGTAGAAGATGTTTTGGTAGAAGGTGAGATTGTACAAGTTTCTAAAATTGTATTAACAGCAGAGCTTCCAACAGAAGAAAGATATGATATTTCAGAAATTGGAATTTATTCTGCGGGATCAAATCCAGCAGCAGGAGCAAGAGATAGTAAGGTTGTTAATTCATTTAGAGATACAGAGCTATGGGAATACCATACCGTAACTCCAGCCCTTGCAACAGAGATTCCTTTTATTCCACAACCGCTAGATTCAAACAATGACAACATCATTACTGGAGAATATTCTATCGGTGGTGTTCTAACTGAAACTCCAGTTTTTCAAACCAATGCTGATAACAGAATTTTTGCTACTGCAAACAGATCTGAAAGATATGAGAATTCTAGATTTTTAAATAACATGATCATGATGCGTGGTGATACTGCAACTCTTGCCCTAGATGTTGACGGAAACTTAAATCCATCATCAGACTCTAATCATATTCACTTAACTGGAGTTAGTTTGAACTTTGATCAAAACTCATCACTGGATGAGTTACGCCTTGCATTTTCTTTAATTAACGTTAGTGGAAACGGAACCCCAGATCAGGTTAGAGTTTTGTTTGAGTTTGCCTCAACAGATATCTCTAATACTGGTGTTTGGGCTAAATTCTCAACAGTCTTATCTGATGCAGATTATGATTTTTCAACAAACAGATATTTTGTTTCAAGTAAACAATTACAACAATTAGAAAAGAGTACTTCTTTTACTTGGACTTCTGTAAACGTTGTAAAGGTTTATGTTACAGTAGTTGAAAATATTTCAGCGCCAGTTCTTGTTGGGTCTTCAGATTATTATGTTGCCCTTGATGCCCTACGCCTAGAAAATGTAAGTTCGTCAAATTCTGTTTATGGATTGACTGGATACACGGTTATTAAAACAGACAACGCAGAAACAATAACAAAACTATCAAATACCAAAAATTATATTGAGTTTAGGTTTGGGGTTGATGTTTTATAATGGCTGACTCAGGAATTAAAAAAACCACAATATATAAAAAAGATTTAGGTAAAGTAGGAAATTCCAATGAATATATTTTAAGGTATAGAATAGTTTCAGAAGATAAAAACCGAACATCCCATTGGTCACCAACATATGCTATTCCAGCAGAAGTTTTACCAGTTCAAGGTGTTCAAGGAGATGTTCAGGTAATTGGAAATACTGTTACTGTAGTTTGGGGCAGTTTATTAGGTACATCAGCATATGATATCTTTGTTGGCTTTGATGGTGCTCCACTTACTTGGAGAGCAACATCATCTGCTAACTCTCATTCATTTGTAAAGACAGGAACATCATCTGTACAGGTTCAGATACAGGTAGAAGGAATAAGCCAAACCCTAAATGATGCACTAAAAATATACCTATCACCAATCAAGTCTCTGGTATAATAGAATTACTATGGCAAAAATACAAATCCCACAAGCTGGCCAGCCTTTAGATGTTTCTTATATCTCTGAAATGGCAAGTGCTTTAAATGATCTTCAAAGTTTAGTTAGCCCAAATCAGTCTAAATATTTAACTATAGATACTTCTCAGTCTGGTACTCAAACAGCGATGGGAAAAAACTCACGCTTTATTGGCGGGTATGTAGAAATTAAACCTGGAACAGTAACTGGCGGAGAAGGTATCCCATTTACTTATTCATTTTCATCAGCTGAATTTAAGTATCCACCAATTGTAACTGCAACAGTAGTTAATAAGGGAAATACTGTAGCTGGTAAAGACACTTACGTTATACTCTATCCAGCATCTACCTCAAAGGTTGATGGCGTTGTAAAGTTTGACTCTACTGGTAATGTTATTGTTGGAGTAAATCTTATTATCATTGGTATCACTAATTAATGCTAAAATGCAAAAAATGTAAAGGTAGGATGTTAATTGATAGAATTTACAGCTCTCCCACTCACCTTGAAACTTATTGCCTTATGTGTGGCAATAGGGTTTTCTTTACCCCACCCGAAAAAACATCAGAGGGTTCATGGCTACTAAAAAAGGAACAACAGAGAGCGAAGGCTACAATCTCTCGCCTATAATTTCTGGCAATAAAAAAGTTTGGTTTTTAAATGGAGATTTAGTCAGAGTGCATCATTTTAATAAGTCTAATGGGATTATGTCTGTTTATAATATTAACAAAGATCAAATTGAAAGTTGTTTAATTAGCGAGTTTAAAAAGAAAAGAGAAAAAGCATATACTGTTGGCGAGACTGCTGATTTAGTTAATCGTCATAAAAAATATATGCCAAGATTAATGAAGAAAGGTTTGATACCTTTTCCTACTGGATCACAAAAAGGCGGGGCAAGAGGATGGCAAGTACGATCATATTATTCAGAATCGCAAGTAAAAGAGATACGTGATATACTTGCAATGAACCATATTGGCAGACCAAGAAAAGATAATTTAATAACAAATGATATTACTCCCACTAAGCAAGAGTTGACAAGACGTATGGGAGAAGGTATACTTACATATACGAGAACTGATGATGGGAGATTTATTCCAATTTGGAATGAGTCTATTTAACGAAGGGTATAAAATGGAAAACGATTTAACTAAGGTATCTGTAACATTAGGATATACATTAAACCTTGGAAACTTTCAATCACTAAGACTTGATCTTGGCATTGTAGATTCTAAGCGTGGAGAAGAAAGCACAAACGAAGCGTTTGAGCGTGTGTATAAGTTTGTTGAAGATAAGCTTGCTGAAAAGATTAACGAAGCAAAGTCTGAAATCAACGAGTAATGGCCGAACGCAAAGACCGAATGGCTTTGCTTTCACGCTACAGTAAATACCATACTGCAAAGTATGAGCAAAAGCCATCACTAAACTTAAATGTAGAGCAATGGGCAGCAGATGCTCTTGTAGAGTCCTATGGGGTTTCTGGGTGCTACGATATACTTGAGTACTATTTTAAGGTTGCAGAAAATCCTTCATGGAATTATTTTGCGTACAACGCAGAAAAAATTTTACAGGCACAAAAAGATAAAGGTCGAGATGACAAAGAGAGAGCAGAGCGCAGACGAATGGCAAAGGAGTGGCTAAGTGAATAATACAGAAGCAAAACTAATCTCCGCAGTTTTAAGCGATAAGCAGGTGCACGTTCTCTTACAAGCAAATGTTGACAACCTACTTAGAACCCATAATGATGTTTGGAATTTCATTAGAAATTATTTTGAGCATAACAGTTCTGTTCCACCAGTAGAGTTAGTTGTAGAAAAGTTTAGAGACTTTCAGCCTATCTCTGGCATTGGCGCTACTAAGCATCACCTTGAAGAATTACAGTCAGAGTATCTAACTGATAGCCTAAAAGATATCATTCGCACAGCAGCCTCAGAAATTCAAACAGGTAATGGTGGTGAAGCACTTGACCAACTAATTACTAAAACATCTGAGTTAAAGAAAAACACATCAGCAATTCGTGATATTGATGTAACTGATCTTGAGTCAGCAGTTGCATACTTTGAAAACTTGAAAGCTCAACAAGCAGCAGGCCACGTTGGGATCAAGACTAACTTGCCAGGATTTGATAACTACCTTCCTTCTGGAATTATGCCAGGGCAGCTAGGAGTCTTCTTAGCATACCCAGGTATAGGAAAGTCATGGATGGCTCTATACTTTGCTGTACAGGCTTGGAAACAGGGTAAGACACCCCTTGTGATCTCACTTGAGATGTCTGAAACAGAAGTTCGTAACCGTGTATTTACAATTATGGGCGAAGGTCTTTGGTCTCACAGAAAATTAAGTAACGGTGAAGTTGAAATGGATATGCTAAAGATGTGGCATGCCAAACATCTACAGGGAAAGCCTGAGTTTCATATTATTTCAAATGATCAAGGTGGAGAGATTAATCCTTCAGTACTTCGTGGAAAGATTGATCAGTACAAGCCAGACTTTGTAATCGTTGACTACCTTCAACTGATGGCTCCTAATCAGAAGTCAGATAATGAAACGGTACGAATGAAAAACCTTTCAAGAGAACTAAAGCTAATGGCAATTGGCGAAGAGGTTCCAATCATTGCTATCTCATCTGCAACACCAGATGATGTTAATGATCTTAGTGGAGTACCTACATTAGGTCAAACTGCTTGGTCAAGACAAATTGCCTATGATGCTGACTGGGTTATTGCTTTAGGCCGAGCAACCAATAGTGATATCATTGAGTGCGCCTTTAGAAAGAACCGCAATGGTTTTATGGGAGACTTTCTTGTTCAGGTTGATTTTGACAAGGGATATTACAGATATAAGGACTTTGAGGATAAAAATTAAGATTAGTAGTTATAATAGGGTATGGAAAACTATCACCACAAGCCTATTAAGAAGTTTTATCTGGATGGATTAATCCACGATGAGGCATCTATTGGTAGGCTTAAAATTGAATATATCAGATTAATTGTTTCAGAGATGAGACTTAGTGGATATGTTCCAAGGTTTGATATTGAGCCAGATTTTACGATAGACTATAATGAGAAGAAGAACAGTTTTTATTTTGCACTGACAGTACACGGAATATACGTAGGGAAGAGACAAAGCGAATGGATATCAGGAATAGACGGAACCAAGGCAATACATATACAACCGAACAAATCAAAAGAGTCATCACAGGCTCAGGTTTAACTATTGAGTCAGAGGTTGACTCAGACTATATTCTTTTCTGTCCATTTCATAATAATAATCGTACCCCTGCAGGAGAAGTAGATAAAAATAGTGGGATATTCTTTTGCTTTTCTTGTCATAAAGTTGCAGATCTGATTGAATTAGTAATACATACTACTGGCAGAACTTACTTTGAGTCTATTAGGTTTATTAAGAATAAAGAAACACAGATGGATTTAGAAAAAGAAATTAACAAACAGCTTTATGTTAAACCAGAATTTGTGCCGTTTGACGAATTGATTTTAAAAAGACTTTACAATGGATTAATTTTATCAGACAGAGCAAAAGATTATTTTAAGTATCGCAAAATTGATACATCATCATGGTCAAAGTTTTCTTTAGGTTATTCAGAAAAGCAAGACATGGTAACTGTTCCCGTACACAGCCCAGATGGAATGCCTGTTGGATTTGTTGGCAGATCCGTTGAGGGTAAAGAGTTTAAAAATACTCCAGGATTACCAAAAGCAAAAACATTATTTAACTTACACAGAGTAAAGACAGCAGACAAAGTGTATGTAGTAGAGTCTTCTTTTGATGCGATAAGGCTTGATCAGGTTGGCTTTCCAGCAGTAGCAACACTTGGATCTAATGTATCCAACATACAAATAGAATTGCTTCAGAAATACTTTAATAACATTATTGTTATTGCAGATAATGATGAAGCGGGAGGAAATATGAAAGATAAGATAATTGAAAAACTTGGCTCTCGTGTTTCCGTTATCAAACTAGATAAACAATATAAAGACATTGGCGATATGGTAGATGATGAGATAAAGACTTTAGAGTCTTCGTTTGACAAAACTATACAGTCTATGCTAAACTAATATAAACAACACAAAAGGAGAAAAACATGAGTGTAATTAAGGGATTAAAAGATATCAACGCCCTACTCGAAAAGCCAAAATATGAAGGTACAGGACAAAAGGTTCGTTGGGTTAAGTTAGCTGACGGACAATCTGCAAAGGTTCGTTTCGTTGAAGAACTTGATCAGGATTCAGCACACTATGCAGAAGCACGTGGCTTGTCTGTTGTGGTTGCAGAACACACAAATCCAAAAGACTATAAGCGTAAGGCTGCATGTACACAAGAAGCCGAAGGTCGTTGCTTTGGTTGTGAGATGGCTCGCAAGGAACCAAAGTCAGGCTGGAGAGCAAGACTTCGTTTTTATTGCAACGTGCTAATCAATGACGGTACAGAAGATCCATACGTTGCTGTTTGGTCACAGGGTATTTCAAAGCAATCAGCATTCAATAATATTCGTGAGTATGCACTTGACACAGGTAGTGTTTCAAATCTTGAATGGAAGTTAAAGCGTAATGGTCAGGGAACTGAAACTAATTACACACTTCTTCCATCAAAGCCAGACTCAGAGCCATTCAATTGGGAAAGCCATGAGTTTTTCAACCTAGAAAAGGTTGTTCGTGAAGTTCCATATCCAGAGCAAGAAGCTTTTTACTTTGGGTTTGATACTCCATCTGTTACCAGCACAAATATTGACTGGTAATTGATGTCCTACGTAGGCTTACACGTACACACCCACTACTCGTTATTTGACGGGATCGCTACTCCAGAAGAATATGTTGACCGTGCAGTTGATTTAGGGATGACAGCCATTGCCATCACTGATCATGGTACTTTATCTGGGCATAGGGAACTGCATCGTATTGCAAAAGCGAAGGGTATTAAGCCTATACTTGGCGTAGAAGGCTATATGTGTGCTGATAGATTTGATACAAGAGATAAGTCGGAAAGAAACGGCGATCTTGATTTAGTCTACAACCATATAGTCCTTCTCGCTAAGAACCAAATTGGTTTAGAGAATTTAAATAAGATTAACGAAATTGCATGGACAGAGGGATATTTTAAAAAGCCAAGGT